ACTTTTCTAAACCAACTTTCAAAACCTTTAATAGCGTTTACACTACGTTTTGTCACTTTTATATCGTAGCTTTGAAGCCTTTGTATTCCTGATAATATACTACCTAATGTTTTTTTAACAGATACTATATAATAGCCGTACTTTCTAATATCTCTAATTTCTGTAGCACCTGCACTATCCGCAATAATACATATATTTTTAAACTCGTTAACCTTAGACACTATCTTGCTTTCTTCCGTATTAAATGTTTTATCAGTATCAGGTATGCAATAATAATCATTGTCTTTCATAAAAGTTAAGTCGGGTAACTCCTTCTTAGCGTAACGAATAGCTAACCTATTTAATTCATCTACAATCGATGGGATGGTAGCCCCTTCTATTTTCTCTGGAAGTAAATTGTTTTTAGAAAATATCTCGTCTATATATAAATCAATACCGTCTACGTACATATCTATTAAACAAGTTGGGTCAGGTGATTTACCAAAATCCATACCTCTAGGTATTCTTTTAATTCCTTTTGGTATCTCATCTACTATTTCAAAACTATAAATTCTTCTATCTGAATATGATCCTATCTCGCCTAAACCGTATATATACCACCAATTAGCCCAATATGAATTCTTTATATTTAAAGGGTTTTTTAAATCTCCAAGCACATCGTAAAAAGCTTTATCTCTTTTCATCATTAGCTCCTCTAATATTTCAGGAGGTAGCCCTTCATTGTCTAAGTATGTTAATGATAAAAATTCACTATTAGGTTCTTTCAAAACTTCTTTATGTGCCCAAAACTCCTCGTCTGCATTGAAATCTATATAAATTTCTTTAGACCTAACCATTAACGTATCTGCAATATCATAAGCTATGTGATTACCTTCATTTATAAAAAGTATATCTCTTTTACCTGCGGCTTTCGCTTTCCCAACCGTGTCAAATGATTTAAATTGAATTCTAGATCCGTTATAGAATGTGTATTCCATCGGACTACCTATCCAGTGATCTTCAATCCACCTACCAGTATCTTGCATAACAGCTTTAAAAATATCAACGCAACCATCTTTTACGGCTGGTATCGTTTCAGCTACTATTGTAATTTTAAGTCTTGGCGTCTTTATAGCCCTATCTATAAGGACTGGAATGATTCCGTAAGTTTTACCCGCAGATGTAGAACCTTGAATTACCTTCTTACGTTTCTTTAAGGCTCTTATTTTTTTAATTGCAGTTGTGTATATAAATTTATCTATGTCACTCATTACCAAATAATGGCTGTTCTGTTTTTACATTCAAATCTTTTCGATCTATCAATCCAATATCCTTACCTATAAATGCAGGGTTTAATAGTTCAGACGCAGCCCCAGAAAACTTTTGTTCATATATTACCTCTCTTATACGTGTTAAGGTTTCGATAAAATCTTCTGAATCTTTGTTGTTTTTCTCAAAACTATAGAAATAATCAGGACTACAACCTATGTATAAACAAACACCTTTCATTGTGTACGCTCTCATTTTAGGTATTTCAGTAGTTATCACGCCTTCCTTACCATTAAATGCTTTCGTTTCTTTGTGCGGATTTTCATCACACCACTCAAAATATTCAGTAGCGGCAATCCATAACAATTTAGGAGATTCAAATAATTTATCTCTTCCGTGTTTACTTCTTAATTTCCAAAATTCATTCCCTTTAGGTGCTCCCATAATTAATAACAAAGGTACAACTTATTTTTAATATAGATTTTATTTATTATTTTTGATTTAATTATAAGAAATATCTACAGTATATCCTAAGTAAGTGAAAACATCATGTAAGTCATCGTATTCCATATCTAAATTACCTATATCTGTACAGCCTAAATGATTTAAAATAGACTCTAAAGTACTGCCGTTTGACACAATCTTTTCTCCGTTCACTATTATTGAATTATAAGAACCTACAACTTCATCTCCAAAGAAACTGTTTGCGCTTTCAAATCTTATAATTAACTCGTTGTCGTCATCTATTTCATTCATTATCGAATATTTTAAATGTTAGCCAAAGCATAAGTAATATAAATAGTAGTAACTTCATTATTCTGTAGGTTTAATTGAGTAAAATCCTTCTTGGTAAGCGTCAACTCGCCAACCTTTAATACTTCCTAAATTCATATACTCTGCATTTGTCATTGTTTTTTTTCTAATTCTATCACCTTTAAATGCGTAAACATCGAGTCTAGCGTCTAAAGGCAATAGTTGTGCTTGTTTTTTCTTCATTTAGAAAGGTAAATCGTCGGGTTCTTCACTTTTAGGCTGATCCACTACAGGGACTCTCTCTATAGCTTCGCCTTCGTTTTTCTCAATTCTCCATCCTTGAATAGAATTGAAATATTTTGCAACTCCTTCTGGATTTATCCATTCTCTACCTCTCAAGTTAATAGAAATTTTTACATCTTGCCCAACCTTATAAATGTCTAACAAATCACATTTATCTTGAACAAACTCAATAGCTAACATCTGTGGGTATTGCTCATCTGTTGTTACTACACAAGTTCGACTTCTAAATCCACTTGATCCAAACGTTTGTGATTCATTTATTAACTTGATTTTTCCTGTTACTTCCATTTTATTTATTTTTATAATTTTACATTTATTACGCCACGAAATTATAAGGCATAGTAGCTTTTTAAATCTACATCGGTAACGTGTTTCTTGTCGCTATTTCTATCACCTGATAATAGGTAATTACCGAATTTAACCATTTCATTTATTGTTCTGTGGTTTTGATGCTCTAACATAGCTTCTATATAATTTGCCCCATCTAATAATTCACTTTGTAAATGCGCTAAGTAATCATCTCCTTTATTATCCATCAAAGTTGTGCCATAGTCAAACTGCCCAATCTTACTACGAGCATCTAACTTACTCTTAACCCTTTCTATTATTTCGTCTTTTTTTACTTTCAATGTAAATTCCATTATATAATATTTTTATATTCTTTACAATAACACCTCTTTAACTTCTTAGAACAATCACATAATCGCTGACCTTTCTTTAAGACTATAAAATCATTTCCGTCTTTTACTATTTTATCGTTCATATCGCAATATACAAAACATAACTAATATAACAAACACTTAAAGTAATTTAGAATCATTACACGTAAACAACACCGTTTACTTAGACTGAAAATTGTAAACAGAATCGTTTACTATGCGAAAAAGAGACCGATGAGAGAGTCGAACTCTCAATAATAGGTTTGCAATCTACTAGCTTTACCGTCAGCACATCGGTCATTGTGGTGTAGGTTAGAATCGAACTAACTTCACTCGGGCTTCAACCGAGCGCAATCCATTATATTATATTACTGCGTCGCAATCGATATAGTTAGTTCTTATTTCTTTGTCTTATTGTATTGTTAACTGTTATAGTGTTTGTTTTCTTTGTATCATTGGGCAAAAATAGGTTAATATAGTATTGATAAAACCCCTCTTATTTAGAATGAATATAAATATACATATATTATCACATTTAATCATATATAGTTTGTGTAGTTATATAAATGTATGTATATTTGATATATCAAAAGGAAACAAAAACACTAAATTAAACATCATGACAAACTTACTTAACACTATCACATCAAATAAACCCAGATTAATAACAGTATCAATAATAGTAGTACTTTGCCTTTGTGCATTGGTTCATACTTTATTATATCCTCATCCTTCTTTACTTTAATCATTGGGCAAATTTACAAAGTTCGATTCTTTGCGGAGGAACTAAAACTTAAAATTTAATATTATGAAACCACGAATAAAAAGACCAAATGTCGATGTGCGTATTTTCGATATTCTTTGCGAATTACACGGCAGCTACAAAGCTAAAAGAAAGTATAAATACATTATGCTTAAAACTGAATTAAAAACGATTAACACCTTTTAAAATGAAATCCACAGGAAGAGAACACAGTCACAGCGAACCGTTAGAGAGTTACGCAGATTATAGAGCTAAAAAAAGAAATAAAGTAAATGACAAAATAGATAATTTACTAATATGTATAAATTCAAGCTCATTATCTTTTGAAGACAAAAAAGAGTTAAAAATAGAGGCTTTACATAAATTATCAAAAGACATTTAAAAAATGAAACTAACAAACTTACAAAAATACATTATAGCTCAATTTGTCTTCTTTGCTATGTTGTATGTAATAGATTTTATTATTAATTAGATCGGAAAAGCGTCGTGTAGGGAAAGAGTGTAGATCTCGGTG